CGCATGCAGGTGATGGCCCCGGCGCCAGAGCCGTGGTCGACCGATGGCAAGCCGCTCGGAATCAAGCTGCAATTCTGGACGCCCGAGATCGCGCGCTACGAATTCCTCACCGCGTTCCACCAATTGAGCGGCGAGGCGCGCCAATGATCGACCGGCAACATGGCGGCAAAATCCTCGTCGAGTGCGACAGCTGCGACGAAGTCCTCGATACCGAGACGGCGGACTTCGAAGAAGCCCGCTCGATCATGCGCCGTGAAGGCTGGAAGGTCCGCCAGATCGCCAGGGAATGGCTGCATGGCTGCCCGAAGTGCGGGGTGCCGACATGAGGGTGCTGGTCGCCTGCGAATTCTCCGGCATCGTCCGCCGCGCCTTCTCGGCGATCGGGCACGATGCCTGGTCGTGCGATCTTCTGCCGGCCGAAGACGGCAGCAATCAGCATCTGGTCGGCGATGCCCGCGATTATCTCAACGATGGCTGGGACCTCTTGATGGTCGCGCATCCGCCGTGCACGCGCCTGTGCAACAGCGGCGTGCGCTGGCTGTCGGTCCCGCCGCCCGGCAAGCTGCTGTCCCATATGTGGGACGAGCTGCGCGCGGGCGCTGCGCTGTTCTCCGCCTTCTGGAACGCGCCGATCGAGCGCGTCTGTATCGAAAATCCCGTGATGCATAAGCACGCCAAGGCGCTGATCGAAAATTATCAGGAGCCCGCTCAATCGATCCAGCCTTGGCAGTTCGGCCACGGCGAGACCAAGCGGACCTGCTTCTGGCTGCGCAACCTGCCGGCGCTTCGCCCGACCAACATTGTCGAAGGTCGCGAGCAGCGCGTCTTCCGCATGCCGCCGTCGCCCGACCGCTGGCGCGAGCGCAGCCGGTTCTTTCCAGGCGTCGCAGCTGCGATGGCCGATCAATGGGGGGGCGTTGCAGCATGACCATACCATCCCCCCGCAAGTTCATCGAGACCATCGCCATCTTCATTGCGGCCTCCTTCTTCATGGCCGGCTTTGTCTTTGTCGTGTTCGTGATGGCTGTGTTTGCGGTCATCGAGTGGGTGGTGGATCGGGTGCGGCTGCTGCGAAAGGCCCGCCGATGATGAGCCCGCAGCAAAAGCTGGACGAAGAACGCGGCCTGACCCCGGAGCGCTGCATCGAGTTCGCGCTGATGATGATCTTCGGCGGACCCTCCTGGAAGATCGTCAAGGCCTCCAAGGTGATCAGCCTCGTGCTGAAGAAGATGGGATTCAAGATCGTGCCGATGGAAAGGGGAGATTATGAGCAACGCTGAGCTGCTGCGCCTCGCGCGCGCAGGCGATCAGGCTGAACTGGTTTGCGCTCTGGAATTGAAAACCCGCGCCACGCACGCCACCAGCACGCCCGGGCAACCGCTCACCGAGTCCGAAAAGCTGCTCGACGAGGCTCTCTGGTACGCGCGGCTGGGCGATCTCGACGAAGCGAAATATCGCCTGTCGATGGCTGACGAAGACGATTTGGGGGAGGACGACTAGTGAAGCTGATCTGTGAACGCGACGCCTTGTCGTCTGCGCTGGCCCATGTGGCGAGCCGCGCCCGAAACAAGCTGAAGATTCCGATCCTTGAGCACGTCCTGATCGACGCCGGGACGAACAAGTTATCACTGGCCGCGACCAATCTTGAGACGCGCTGCATGGCAACATGTCTAGCCGAGGTCTCAGGCGTCGGAGCGACAACGGTCTCGGCTGATCGATTGGCGCGACTCGTTGATGGCATGCCGCCCGGCAGCCAGGTGAGGTTCGACTTGCGGGGAAATGACCTGCACGTCGAGTGTGGCAGGTCGCGGTATAAGCTGCCGACGCTACCGGCCGCAGACTTTCCAGAAGCATGGGAGGTCAAGCCGGTCGCCGAGATCACCCTCAAGGCGGGCGAGGCCAAGCGGCTGTTCGGCGAGACATCGCCCGGACTGCCGACGAACGACGCTCGCCTATATCTGTTCGGCGGCTTCCTACACCAGCGGACAAAAGGCGAGCTCACAGTCACAGCAACCGATGGCCTGCGACTGGTGCGCACCACGATCGACAACGATGCCAGGCTCGATCGCGGCTGGATCATCCCGAAACCAACGATGCCGGAGCTGGTGAAGCTCGATACGGGCGCCGGGCTTGATTTGCGGATCAGCGACAACGCCATCGAAGTCGTGAGCGGAAACGTCGTGTTCACCAGCAAGCTGATTGACGCGACCTATCCGGACATGGATCAGATCATTCCCAAGCCCGCCGACGCCTACATTTCGATGCAGCGCGCCGATTTCGTCGGCGCCTTCAAGCGACTGTCCGGCCTCGAGGCGGAGAATAGCACGATCAACATCCGCTGGAAGGCAGACGAAGGTTCGATCGAGATGGCACTGACCGGCAACGGCTCCGGGGTCGAGTCCGTGAGCTGCGAGTGCGGCATCCGGGACGGCGAGATCGCCTTTCAGCCGAACATCCTCGGCGGAATGCTCGACGTCGTTAAAGGCGACGTCATCCAGCTGCACATCACCGATCCGAATGGGCCGATGGTGATTGTTGATCCTGACGACCCCGGTCTCACCGTTATCGCCATGCCATGCAAGGGGAAGGGCTGAAACGTGCAGATGCCAGCACGCTATCCCGACGCCTGCGATCACGTGTGGCACCCGCATCCGCAGATGCCGTACCTGCTGCTGCAGGGGCTTCACGAACGCGCTGGTTCGAATTCAGCCATCACCGAATGGCCGCCATCTCTGGCAGTTCCGCAAGGTGGCGAGCTATGCGGACTCCATCGATCAGGCGAAGGCCTATGTCGAAGCGGGCGCGGAGTTCTTCGCCGTTTTCCGCCGCAACCCATACCAAGAGGGCTGACCATGAGCGACGAATTCGTTCCCACGCATGCGCCGCGGGACAACACGGGCACCAAGCCCGTTCTCGAAGACGCGCCCGCCACCCGCTTCGCCAAGGATCAGCTCAAAGCCATCATCGAGCGCATCGAGCGGCTGGAGGAGGAAAAAAAGGGCATCTCCGACGACATCCGAGACGTCTATGCGGAGGCGAAAGGCAACGGCTTCGACGTCAAGGCCCTCCGTCAAATCGTGAAGATGCGCAAGCAGGATCCAAACGAGCGGCAGGAAGCCGAGTCGATCCTCGAAACATACATGGCCGCGCTGGGGATGCTGTGATGGGACGAAGACCTGAACGGCCCTGGCTGCAGCATGAGATCGCCGATCTCTTCCACATGCGCGACGTCCAGAAGTTTGCATTCGAGAGGATCGACGTCGCATTGGGACGTCCGGGCGGCAGCTCATACTACAAATACCACAAGCTCAAAAAGGGGAAAGAACCAACATCCGGTCCCACGGGACCGGGCGGCCGGATTCAATTGTCGCCAGCGCAGATAGCAGCGCGTGCGGCGCGCGAACACGCCGCCAGCCGCATGACGCCGACGGCCGTATTCTTCGGCGATCCGCCGCCCGGCTACTCCGCGCTCGATCGGAGGCAGGCATGACCGATAGCCTCTCCCATCTCCCGGTCACCCCGCTCGCCCAGGTCCCGCGCCACGTCTATGGCGAAGCACGCTACGTCAAGGCAGACCCGGCCAAGGGCCGGCCGAACAACCAGACAGAGCGAGCCTGCGTCTGCGGCGTCGTCAAGATCACGGTGCATGGCGGGGAGGGCGGCGCCTGGCGCGAATGGCGCCTTCCGGGCTCGCCTGATCAGTACAGCGATGCCATGGGCGCGCCGCCGTGTTCTTCGACCGGAGCGCGGTCATGACACACCTTCCCACCCTCGCAGCATCCCACTTCAAGGCGATGGCGTCGCCTCGTGAGGCGGTGTTGTTCTGCGCGCGTCCCCATTTTCCGAATTTTCCACAGGTGAGCTGATGGCTTCGTCAATTCCTCTTTTGCGTTCGGAGACGTCGCGTACGCGGCAGCGGCGTCGCGACCGGATGTACGCCGCCTCTGCGGGTCGCTGCTTCTATTGTGGTGGGCCGGTCGTAGAGCACGGTAACGATCTGAAGCGAGATTGGCTGTTCCTGCGGCCCGCCGCCGTGCGCATGGTGCGGGAGCATGTTATTCCTACGATCCGCGGCGGCAGCGACGCGGACAGCAACATCGTATGCGGCTGTGCCAACTGCAATGCCATAAAGAGTGCATTCAGCGGCGACGAATTCCGTCTGATCGTTGGCTTGCGGCAAGGTGATCTCAACTACCGCTTTGCCGGCGAGAGCCCTTCGGAGGTGCGTCGGGATTGGCTGATCTGCCATAGTAGTGAGCGTTTTGAGCGTGAGATTGTTACCCACAATATGCCGTCGGCTGCCATCGGATACGATCTGCGGCTGCGCAAAGCCAGCCGTCGGGGGCGAGCCGACGCATGAGCTGGGAAGCCGTCACCTGGGCCAACAAACAGAAGCTCAAGAAATCCTACGAGCAGATCGTGCTGCTTGTGCTGGCGAACTGCGCCGATCCGAACGGCGAGGCGTTCGTGAAATGGCCGGGCCGCGATCATTGGTGGGTATATCTCTCCGAGCGGACGCGCCTGCCGAAGTCGAGCCTGTTCCGCCATCTCAACACGCTGGTGCTGCTCGGGCTCGGCGAGCGGACCATGCAGGTGCTGGCCGATGGTTCGCGCCGGCCGACGTTCAAGCTCAACCTGGCTGCGACCTTCGATATCGACAACGAGGAAGATGCGGAGCTATATCGTGGAATCTTCGACAAAATTCCCGAAAGCCAGTCCCCCGTAGAGACTGAGAACGAAGGCGATTTTGGCGGCGACAAAAACGATAGCGATATCAGCGACTCGCAGGGGCAGTGTGATGCACCCAGCGCGCCTCAGTCTCCCGTAGAGACTGGACCCGCGCCCGCTCGGTCTCCCGTGGGGACTGAGCCATTCCCAGTGCTGGGAATGCATAAGAAGGATTCCATATCTTTTTCCAAAGACTCCCCCCAACCCCCCTCCGGGGGGACGCCCGCCCCTGATCAGGGATGGGAAGAATTCTGCACGGTATGGCGAGAGCCGATGCCGCGTCACGACCTCGCACGCTCGGCATGGGAGCACCTGCCGACAGCGAAGCGGCCGGAGGCGACAGCAGCAGCTCGCGGTTACTGGGCCTGGCATGCTGCTCAACGAAAACCGCCAACGCCGATCAGCGCGCAAGCGTTCCTTCGCGATCAGGCCGGATGGGCGCAGTGGCTGCGCTACGCGCCCAGCGAAGACGGCGCCCCGCCGCTGGTGGTCGATCAGTTCGACGCGGCCAGTCGCGAGGGCGTGGCCATCGCCGTGCTGTACGAAATCGCGGGCAAAACCGATTTCTTCCGGCAGGTGAAGTGCCGTGGCGGCAAGGTCTACTTCAGCAATCCGATCACGCCGCGCCTTGTGGCGCTCGCGGACGCACCGCCCCGCAATGAGTGGGTGAAGCTCGATCGCCAGCAAGCCGCCGCATGGGAAGGCCTGATCGGCGAGGGCCTGCAGATCATCCGTCAGCGCCTCGGCGAAGGATCCTTGGCGCCATGGCCATGGCCGCCACGCAAGGACGGCACGCTATCGCCGACCGGGCCGCCGGGCCCGACCGATGAAGATTTCGCTGTACTCGCAAACGAAGGCCAAAGGTGAGGGAACGATGCTGATGGTGGAACAACAGTCGGACCATGTTCGGCGGTATAACGCGCGTCTGACCGCCGAAAAGCGGGCAGAGGATCGAAAGACAGCACGGGAAGCTCCAGGTCCTAAGTGGTATATCGTGCAATGTCTTCGCGGCAGCGATCGGCAGGCTCTTGAAGCGTTCGAGCGCTTCCGGATCGAAACCTACTATCCGACCGTAATGCAAATGAGGCCGATGCCGAGACGCATGATGTCGGCAGCCCAGCGGCGCTCCGGTCTCACTATAATGCAATCACGCGAAACTGCCGTCTTTCCACGCTACGTGTTTACCCGCTTCGACATCCGGCTCGACGCATGGCATGGGGCGTTCGACTATGCAGGCGTCGGCCTGATGGGGCAGAAGGGCATGCCAGTATGGATGCCGGATGAAACCATTGAGCGAGTGAGGGCGCGTGTCGGACACCAGGTCACCGAGTCCGACAGCTTGAGGGTGTTCTTTGGCGTCGGCGAAAAGGTGTTCGTGAACAACGGCCCGTTCGCCTCGTTTCCGGGAGTTGTGGAAGAAGGCCTCGACGTTCCAATAGCAGAGCTAGACGCCAGCATGCGAATCAAGGTAGCCGTGAACATCTTTGGACGCGCTACCCCTGTTGAGTTGGAATACTGGCAGGTCTCTAAGGTGTAGCCACCCTACCAGCCACGGCAACAGCCACCCTTGCAGCCACCCTGTTGGCCACGCAAAGTGCGAAGCGCGCCATAAATCAGAGCCCCGGCATCGTCCGGGGCTTTTGCATTTAATGTAGCCTCTCAAATGGCAATCAAGCAGGCGTGTCGTCATCGATTTGCATAGTTTGTCCTTTCGGGACTGTGTGAACTTGGACGCAGACGCGCACGCGCGGTGGCGCGCTCAGCCGGTGAGGGCTGGGCGCGCTGTTGCTCATGAGCTGCATTCCAAGGCCCGGCCTAACCAGCCGGGCCTTTTGCATTTCATCACATAGGTTACGCGGTAGCGTTCTCACGTCCTTGCGCTGTCGCTGGGCTTAGGCCTGTTTCCTCCCTTTGACTTGGGCCGCTCGCCTTATGGTGAAGCGGCCCTTTGTTTAGAAGTGAAACAAAATTTCAAATCGCTGGCTGTCGAAATCTTTCGCGCTCGGTCGCGGGTCCTTCCGGCACTTTGACCACCGCGAGTAATTCGAACCGCGACGGTTCTCCAGCCGGACCCGATTTTTAGAGCCTAAACAGGCCTAAAGAGACAGCCTAAAGATGAGCCTAAACAGTGAGCCTTGCCGTCGACAACGACCTGTTTAGCAAGGGCGAGTTCGCCCGCCGGCGCAATGTAACGCCCGGCCGGCTCAGTCAGTGGCTTTCAGAGGGGAAGATTTTCGGCGAGGCGATCGTCGGCGAAGGCCGCAACGCCCGCATCCGGGAGAGCGTCGCGCTCCGCCAGCTGAAAGCGAAGCTGGAGCCGATGCAGATGACCGGCAACGGGCTTTCCACAAAGCTCGATGCGCCGGCCGCGGCTACGACCGCCGCGGTGTTGCCGCTGGCGCCTCAGGCTGCGCCGCCTGGCGCGCCGAGCTCGCCGCCGCCGCCGATCGCCGGCGGCGACAGCGTCGAAGAGAAGATCAAGGCCGCGCGCCTCGAGCTGCTCGAGCGGCAGAATCGCGAGAAAGCACGCGAGGAAGCCGTTCGGTCGGGTAGCCTGACCGACATTGAGATCGCGACCAAGGTCGCCGGCCGCGAGGCATCGCGCCTGATCAGTATGTTCGAAGGCGCGCTATCGAGCTTCGCCAACGCGATCGCTGCCGAGTTCAAGTTGCCGCAGCGCGACGTGTTGCATCAGCTGCGCGGCGAGTTCCGGAAATTTCGGGCCGATGCGTCGGCGGAGACGCGCTCGCAGGCCGTCGACATGCCGGCAACGGTAGAGGTCGAGCTCTCGGAGGATGAGAGCGACGGCGAGACGGAAGCGGACTGATGGGTATCCAGATCGCCAACGCCGAACGCCTGGTGATGGAAGCCATGGCGGCGGCGATCGAGCCACCGCCGCAAGTGGACTATCTGCGCTGGGCGGAAAACAACATCGTCTTCAGCAAGCGGGAAAGTGAGTTCGCCGGCCCGTATAACCGGCAGTTGTTTCCGTACTTCGACGAGATCCTGCTTGCGCTGTCGCCCGACGATCCTTGCCGGATCGTCACGCTGATGGGCTCGGCGCAGGTCGGCAAGACGGTGATAGGCAACATCTTTGTCGGCGGATCCATGGACATGGACCCGGGCGATCTTCTCTTCACCCATCCGACCGAAAATAACGCGGCGCGCTGGTCGAAGCTGAAGCTGCTGCCGATGATCCGAGGAACGCCCGCGCTGGACCGCCTGTTCCCGGCGGGCTCGCGCGACGGCGCCAACTCGATCCTGATGAAGGAACGGGTCGACGGCCTGGGGGCGATCCTGATCTCGGGTGCCAACTCGCCGGCATCGCTGTCGCAAGTGACCATGCGCCGCCAGGTGCAGGACGATCTCTCGAAGTGGGAGATGAACGCGGCGGGCGATCCGGAGGCGCAGGCCGACAATCGGTCGCGCGCTGCCGAGTTCGCGAAGATTTTGAAGACGTCGACGCCGCTGGTAATGCCGGGATGCCGGATCACCAAGAGCTTCGAGGCCGGCAGCCAGGAGATGCCGTACGTCCCGTGTCCGATCTGCAAGCACATGCAGGTGCTGGAATGGGAGAACATGCTGGCGAACCTCGATCCGGAGAAGCCGGAGGAGGCTCACTTCACCTGCGTCGCCAATGGTTGCGTGATCGAGGAACATCATCGCCCTCAGCTGCTTGCTGGCATCGAATGGCGGGCACACAATCCGAAGGCCATGCGCCATCATCGTTCGTTCTGGATCTGGAGCGCCTATTCCTACCTGCAGTCCTGGGCGCGCATCGCGCGTGAGTGGTTTCGGGTCAAGGGCGACAGCGCTGCGGAGCAGACGTTCCTCAACGACACCTGCGGCAAGGCCTATCAGACCAAGGGTGAAGCGCCTCCATGGGAGAAATTGCGGGACCGGGCTGCCAACTCGCACTATCCGAAGGGCGTTATTCCGGTCGGCGCCCTGGTCATCACGCTCGGCATCGACTGTCAGGCCGATCGGGTCGAGTGGCATGTGGTCGGATGGGGTAGGGATTTCCGCCGCTACGTCGTCGATTACGGCGTCATCCCGGGTCACATCAGCGACGATACCTGCCGCGCGCGGCTGGATGGCCTGCTGAAACAGACCTGGAAGAACGCCTTCGGCCAGCGCATCGGCATCGACCGCGCCGCGATCGACGGCAATGCCTGGACCGAGGACGTCTGGAGCTGGGCGAAGCGGCATCCGAAGTCGAAGCTGATCATGGTGCGCGGCCGTCATGAGGATGGTGCCCCGCGCATCGCCCGCGTGAAAAAGGAACGGAACGATCGCACGGGCAAGCTGCTGAAGTGGGCCGGTCGCTTCTTCAACTTCGCAGCGTCGGTCCTGAAGATGGCGCTGTACCGCGACCTCGCCAAGGAAGACCCGCTGTCGAAGGGCTACGTGTCGTTCCCGCGCGGTCTCGAAGACGAATACTTCCGCCAGCTGACCGCTGAGCATCGCAAGCTGGTGAAGAAGAAGGACGGCTTCGAAAAGTACGTCTGGGAGAAGGATCCGGCGCAAGCCAACGAGGCGCTGGACACCATGAACCAGGCGGAGACGGCCGCGAACAACTTCGGCATCCGGGGTTTGCCGGATGCCATCTGGCTGCAGCTCGAGCAGAGCAGGGAGATCCCGCTCGCGCCGGAGCAGCCTGACCTGGAAGACCTTCTGAATGCCGGCGGTCAGAACGCGCAGATGAGCGCGCCGGCGCCGAAACCTGTAACGCCGGCGAAGCCGAAAGGCCGGCGCGTCCTTTCATCGGGGATCAACTGACATGCCCGGCATCACGTTGGCTCAGGCTCAAGCACAGCTCAATGCGTGGTTGGAAGCCTCCATCGCGGTCACCAAGAAGCAGAGCTATGAGATCGATATCGGCAACGGTCGGCGGTCGCTCACGCTGGTCAATGCGGAGCACATTCAGGGCATGATCACCTTCTGGCAGGAGAAGGTCAGTTCCTTGACCACAAGCGCGGAAGGCGGCCGCCGGCGCGTTCGCTATGTGGTGCCTGAATGAACTTCCGGCAGAACCTCTTTGACCGCGTCGTTGGAGCTCTCGATCCGGCGCGCGGACTTGCGCGCATGCATGCCCGTGCGCGTCTCGATGCGGCGACGGGCAACGGCAGCTATGACGGCGGCCGGCGCGATCGGCGTCCGCTGAAGCGATGGAAGCCCGGCGAGGGCTCGGCCGATGCCGACACGTTGCAGGACTTGCCTGACCTTCGCAGCCGCTCCCGCGATTTGCGGCGCAACGCGCCAATTGCGACCGGCGCGCTGGCGACCAAGACGACCGGTATTGTCGGCGAAGGTCTCAGGCTGCAGGCCTCGATCAACGGAGACGTGCTCGGCATCACGCCGGAACAGGCCGATGAATTCGAGCGCGAGCAAGAGCGCGAGTGGGAAATCTTCTGCAACAGCGTCGACTTCAGCCGCGTTCAGTCTCTCGATGAACTGCAGCAGCTCGCGCTGACATCCGCGCTGGAGTCCGGCGATGTGTTCGGGATTCGTCGCTATCGCAAGGATCCCGGCGACGCCTACGGGACCAAACTTCAGCTGATCGAGGCAGACAGGGTATCCAATCCCGATCGCAAGGCTGATACGGATACGCTCGCCGGCGGTGTCGAGGTCGACAAGGACGGCGTCCCGATCAAGTATCACGTCAGCAGCAGGCATCCCGGCAACCTACGGACCGCTGCATTGAAGTGGGAGGCAGTGCGCGCCCGGGACGATCAGGGCCGCCCGCTGGTGTTGCACCTGTTTGAGCGGACGCGTCCGGAACAGACGCGCGGCGTTCCGATGCTGGCGCCGGTCGTCGAGCATTTGCAACAGCTCTCGACCTACACCAAGGCCGAGGTCGATGCGGCTGTTATCCAATCGTTTGTGACGGGCATCGTTCAGACACCAAATGACGAGGAGGGTGCCGATCCCGTCGTTGGCGAGAGGGATTCCACGCTCGCCGCCAACGAGGTCAAGCTGGGGCAGGGTGCGATCATCAGCCTTGCGCCCGGCGAAACCTTCACGTCGGTGAATCCGTCACGCCCGAATGGCAACGCCGAACCGTTTCTGCAGGCATTCTGCCGCGAGATCGGCGTCGCCCTCGAGCTACCGACTGAGCTGCTGCTGAAGCACTTCACGGCGTCGTATTCGGCTTCGCGCGCCGCGCTGGAAATGGCTTGGCAGACGTTCCGCAAGAACCGCTGCTGGTTTGCCTACCGATTCTGTCAACCGCTCTATGAGTGGATGATGGAGGAAGCAGTCGCCTCCGGCCGGCTCAACCGCCCGGGCTTCTTCGCGGATCCCCTGATCCGCGCTGCCTGGTGCGGCGCGGAGTGGATCGGCCCGCAGCGCGCCAGCATCAACCCTTACCAGGAAGCGCAGGCGGACGCGCTCGACATCGAAACCGGCGTCAAGACGCGCGAGCAGGTCTGCATGGAGCGCACCGGCGGCGAGATCGAGAAGAAGACCGATCAGCTGATCAAGGAACAGGCCGCGCGTGAACCGCTGCGGCCTGCAACGCCGCCGCCGGGGCAACAACAGCCCGGTGCGCAGCAGGATCAGAACGATCAGAGCGAGAGCGACGACGACACGGAAGACGAAACCCAGCCCAAGCGGAGCGCCGCCCGATGAACCTCTTGATGCCGCACATTGCGAGCCGGCTGTTCAACTCGCTTTTGATGGTCGAGCCCGGCAAGCTGCAGGCCTTTCTGGTCGGCCTCGGCGGACGCATCGTCGATGGCGGCGTAACGCTCGATGGGGTCGATGCGATCGACCATGTCGCGTTCTCGCGCGGGCGTCCGTCCGATCGGATGGGTAAGGTCGGCGATCGTCTCGGCCGCGCCTTCGAACAGCATGGTGTCGGCGACCGCTTGCTGCCGCGCATCGGCAATGTCGGCATCATCGCCGTCGAGGGAACGTTGATCCACAAAGGCGCCTTCATCGGGCAGGATTCCGGAGAGACCTCCTATGAGGGCCTGCAGGCGCAGATTGCCCGCGCTGGCCGCGACGACAGCATCAAGGGCGTCGTGCTCGAGGTCGACAGCTTTGGCGGCGAAGCTGCGGGCGCCTTCGAGACGGCGCGGATGATCAGTGAATTGTCGGCGGCAAAGCCGACGCTGGCGATCCTGACCGACTTCGCTCTATCGGCCGGCTATCTGATGGCGTCCGCGGCGCGGCAAATCGTCATGCCGGATACCGGCGCGGCCGGCTCGATCGGCGTGCGAACCATGCATGTCGACTTCTCCAAGCAACTGGAGAACCGCGGGATCAAGGTGACGCTGATTTCCTCAGGCGCCCATAAGCTCGACGGCGATCCGACCATGGCACTCGCCGATGACGTGCGCGCGAACATCCAGGCGCGGGTCGACCGCTCGCGCGAGCTGTTTGCCGAGACCGTGGGAAGTTTCCGCGGCAAGCGGCTCGACAAGAAAGCGGCGATGGCAACCGAGGCGCAGGTCTACCATGGCGACGATGCCGTGAACGCCGGTCTGGTTGACGGCACCATCGATCCGCAGAAGGCGTTCGCCGCGTTCCTCTCGAAAGTTTAGCCCCCGGCCCAACAGGCCAATCACCACAAGGAGAACACCATGAGTGGTTCTGGACTTGCGGCCGTGCATGCGGCTGCCAACGCTTCGACTGTCCTGACGCCCCCGGCTGCGCCGGCCGCGCCCGCTGCGGCTTCGCCGGCAACGACCGTGGCTGATCTCGCGTCGGCCTATCCGGACCTCTGCGCGGCCATTCGCGTCGAAGGCGCGACGGCGGAGCGCAACCGCATCCTCGGCATCGAGGCGCACACCATGCCGGGCCACGAGAAGCTGATCGCCGACATGAAGGCAGACCCGAACGTCACTCCGGACCAGGCCGCCGGCCGCCTTCTGGCGGCGCACCGGGCAGGAATGGCAGCGCAGCTGAAGGGCCTGCAGGACGTCGAGACGCTGACCGGCAAGGTGCCGGCCGCGCCAAGCTCCGCGCCGTCTGCGCCCTCGAGCGAGAGCGAGAAGGCCACGACACCGGAAGGTTGGAAGGCTGAATACGAAGCCTCCGCCAAGCTGCAGGAGGAGTTCGCGACGGCTGAAGACTACGTTGCGATCAAGAAGGCGGAATCCCGCGGCAACGTGCGCGTGCTGCACGGCAAGACTTCGAAGTAACCGACCGTCCCCGCCGCGGGGACGCGTCGCGCGGCAATCCACTCAAACCCCCATCATCTCGTTAAGGAGAAGTGCCAATGACCACTTTGGCAGTGAACAAGCCGCGCACTTATGAAGGCGGCCGTGACGTCATCGAGGAGAGCGGCCTTCCGGTCATCGCCTCCGACATCATCTACGAGGGCGCCGCTGTCGGCGTCGTCGACGCCTCCGGCCATGGCCGGCCTCTGGTTGCTGGCGATCGCTTCGCCGGTTTTGCCAACGCCAAGGCGGACAACGCGGCCGGCGCGGCAGCGGCGATCAATGTCGACCTGCGCACGAAGGGCAAGGTCGTGCTTGCGGTGACCGGCGCCGTCATCACCGACAAGGGCCAGCCGGTCTATGCTACCGATGACGACACGTTCCAGTTCTCGCCGGCCGGCGGTTCGTTCATCGGCTTCGCGCATCGCTTCGTCTCGGCTGGCGTCGTTGTTGTCGCCTTCGATGTCGATGTGCTGCGCGATCCCTGGGCGGATTACGCGGTCCGCGAGACACTGTCGGGAACCAAGACGTTTGACGCGGAAGATTCCGGCAAGCTGTTCTGCGTCGATGCCGATGGTGACGGTGATGCGCTTACCCTTCCGGCGATCGCGACCGGCCTCGACGGCATCGCGATCATGGCGATCGGCGCCTTCGGCACCACGCAGGTGAAGATCAGTCCGAACGCGTCGGACATGATCCTCGGCCCGGACATCACCGGCGCCGACGACAAGGATCTGCTCCTTACCAAGGCGACGCAGCGCCGCGGCGACTTCGTCATCCTCGGCGGCAACGACGCGGATGGCTATTCGGTGCAGCGCCTGCGCGGCACCTGGGCCCGCGAGTAGCGTTTCAAGCGAATACCTGAGCCTGCTGTTCGGCAGGCTTGGGCTCACCCGCGAGGCTCGCATGGCGCGGCCCGCACCTTCCACCAACATCTGAAAAGGAAAACGCAAGATGAGCGATCTTTCGCTTCTCTCCAGCCGCGCCATCCGGGGCATGTACTTTGCCCGGCTGGAGCAGGACCCGGGCATGGCCTGGCTCAACGCAATCTCCAACCTGTTCGGCTCCGACCAGGCATCGGAGACCTATAACTTCCTCGGTCAGTCTCCGGTCATGCGTGAGTGGATCGGCAGCCGTCAGGCCAAGGGTTTCTCCGGCCAGGGCGTCACGCTCTTCAACAAGCACTATGAATCGACGCTCGAGATCGCGAAGAAGGATGCCCGGCGTGACAAGACCGGTCAGATTCGCGCGCGTATTGATGAGTGGACCGATCGCGCCCAGACCCATTGGGCGACGCTGCTGTCGACCGCGATCGCCAACGGCGCGTCCTCGGTCTGCTATGACGGGCAGTTCTTCTTCGATATCGCGCACAGCGAGGGCAGCTCTGGCGCGCAGTCGAATAAGATCGACGTCGATATCTCGGATGTGCCGGGCGTCGTGCATGGAACGGCGACCGATCCCTCTGTCGAAGAGATGCAGCATGCGATCCTGGCTGGCATCACCAAGATGCTGAGCTTCGTCGACAACCAGGGCGAGCCCATGAACGAGAATGCCTCCGGCTTCCTCGCGATGGTGCCGGTCGGCCTGACCAAGGCCGCGCTCGGTGCAGTCAGCAGCCTCGTACCAGCAATGTCCGTGCAGAACATGAATCCCAACCTGCTGCGGAATTTCCGTGTCGAGGTGGCAATGAACACCCGCCTGACCTCCGCAGGGTGGACCGACAAGTTCGCGCTGTTCCGTACGGACAGCCCGATCAAGGCGCTGATCCGCCAGACCGAGCAGGAAGTCGAGCTGAAGATGAAGGCCGAAGGGTCCGAATACGAGTTCGACAACGACGCCTGGCAGATGGGTATCGATGCCTGGCGCGGTGTGGGCTTCGGTTACTGGCAGCGCGCCGTCCAGGTCACGCTGACCTGATCCCTCACCATTGATCGTCTTCCCCG